GCAGGTGTAGGAATCGCCAGAACCTTGCCTTTGGGTTTCTTAATACCGCCAGTCACATGGCGCTTCATAAACTGCGTGCCAGCAATCGTGCGCTTTGTGCCATTACCAGCAACACCGCGCTGAGACGCTCCAGTAGGCACAGGATCATCAACAGGCTGGATGGACGCCACAGCAACGCCTGTGCTGCGTGTAGACCGCACATCAGCGCCGAACACCCTGTGAACTGACTTAATGAAGCCCACGTTGCGGGTCTCAAATGTCTTGCGGTATTCCCGTGTGATCTCTTGGTCTCTCAGCTTCACCGCCGTTCTGGTGGTGGCAAGGGATGCTGCAAAAGGAATTTGCCTGCGGGTCAGGTCTTCAAGCTGCTTGCGCACCTGTTCAGTGTTGGCCTCGATTGTAAAGCTGACAGACATCTGGCCCCCTGTAGTGGAAAAGCTCACCACCGATGGAAAAGCTCAGGCGCAGTCTACATGAATTTAGGCTTCAGTGCAAAAGCTGCTGATGCTCGCTATCAATAACCATCTCAATCATCCTAGAGAAGGCAATGATACATTCGTCAATGGTCGGGTCAATGTGGTCAGCCTTAAGCATGGCTTCACAGAGAGCCACAATGATATGCCCGACCACTATGTGATCAACCGCATCCATATCAATCTCAAATTCCATCGGCCTGCCCCTCAAAGCAAAAAAGCTCTAGACCGAAGCCTAGAGCAGTTTGGAGAGGCAAACAACAGGGAGGAAAGACGTTGTATGCCATCGCATGTTACCCGTAACTCAGTTCAGCCGCAAGAGCTAGATAGCCAGCGCCGTCAATATATGAATCATCACTGGAGTTCCCTCCGCCCGCTAGCCGAGCAATCTTCAGCCAAGCCATGCACAGGGCGACCTGCTCTGCACTGACCTCCGTCCCGAGTATCAACTCCCAGCCCAGCGCCACCCGATTAAAGTTCTCACTTGGTGGGCCATAGTCCGACTGCCTGTCACCATTGATCAGCCGTGAAGCCTCTTCAAGAATTTGTGTTCGCTTGTTCGTCATCGCTTAGTCTTCCTTTCGAGTTCATACTTACGAGCCAAGATCATTCTCCGCTCATCATCAGTCCACTTCGGCAAATCAACACCGAGCACTGCTCTGCGATTGGCAAAGCCATAAAGTTCATCAAGACAATAAATGGTCGCCAACTTCTGAGACAAACGGGACAGTGGGACACTCCTATAGGAGAGTGTCCCGTCCTGTCCCGCTTTGTCACTGGGACAGTTCGGGACATGTCCCGCTTTTGTCCCGCTTTGTCCCGCCTTATCTTTCATCGTAAACCATTGTTTCTGTTGATGTAATTAATTCCATGTCCGAGACATCCTGAAATGCCCTATTCCAAGTGCGGCGCTTAGTGTCCTGATTGGTGTCAACAAGCGAATTATAGAAAATGTCCCGCACCTTTTGCACATTTGCCCCGTTTTCGCCCATGTCTTTTGCCTCGTCCAAAGCATCCATAAAGCGCTTTTTGTGGCCCGTCAGTCGAGGTCCACCAGTCGGACGGCCACTATCAATCGGCTCCAGAACAACGCTCTGTGTGGCCTCCATATCCGCTCCAATCAACTCGATTTCCTTGTGGGCGAAGTTGAGTGGCTCAGGGGTCTTGGCATCCTTCATCTTGGTGAACTTCACTTCGATCTTGGCAATCGGGTCAGCGCCAGACCACTTCTCCACCATAAACTCAGCATCAACCGCACCCAGCAGCGCAGAGCTACCACGAGCGCGGTCCTTTGCTCCGTGACCTGTGTGGTGGACGGCCAGCAGTGTGGTGTCATACCTATCCTTGATCTCGTCAACGACCTGCACAAAGCCACCCATCTCTTTTGTTGAGTTCTCATCTGATGCACCCATAGCCCGCGCCAAGGTGTCGATCACGACCAATGCAGGCGTGCCGAACTTGTCCACCATGTCGTCAATGACGTCTGTGAGGCGCTGCACTGAGCTTTCGTCAGTCAGGATGACCGAGCTATTGCTCTTGAAGAATGGCACGCCACTCAGGCTAACACCGTTTGACACAGACCAAGCTGCTGCTCGGCGCGCAAAGCCATTATGTCCCTCACCAGCAATATAGAAGACTGGCCCCTGCTTAACCTCATGTCCGTGGAAGGATCGCCCTGTAGCCACACAGAGGGCCATATCAAGCGCAACAAAGGTCTTGCCTGCCGCTGGAGCACCAAAGCACACCGCAAAGCTGTGCTGCTCAAGTAGGCTCTGCACGACCCACTGCGGCTTTCTGAACTCCAGATCACCGATCTGCACAAACAGCGGCTTGGGCTTCTTAATCTTGCCGAGCTGCGTCTTGACGCTCAAGTCGCCCTCAAGCTGGTGGATGTCATTCCAGTCAGCACCAGATCGGCTTGGTGCGCGGTAAAGCAAGCCTGTTGCCTCCGCTGCTTTAATGCCAGCCTCATCGTTGTCAGCCGCGACAATGAAGTTCACATCAGGGAAAGCCTCAGTGAGCACCTGAGCCGCCTTTGGCAGATTGCCACTGTTGAGTGCAAAGATAGCTGGACGGCCCGTACAGGCGCTCACAGAGGCTGCTGTGGCCCAACCTTCGCAAATGTATGTGATACCATCAGGCTTGCCGCCAATGGGCGAGAATGCAGCCTCCTGCGACATCCCCTTATCAAACAGCTTCTTGCCTTCTGCTGTGATGGTCTGCTTGCCGACCAGTTTCATTGAGCCGTCAATTATCTTGTAAATTGGCACGAGCGTATCTGTGCCGCTGACCTTGGCATTGCCCTGCGGCACGCCCTTGCGTTTAAAGTATGGCATGACCTCATCAAAGTCAGACAGGCTGTTGATTGAGACCACGTTGCCGTCAGAAGACTGGCGTGGCTCTGGGATTACACCATCGGATTGCATATCAGAGTAAATCGCCTTCCAGTCGCCGCATTGGTTGCAGTTCACGCGCAACTCGCCGTTGTGATTGTTGATCCAGAAGCGATCTGTGCCGCCACAGTGAGGGCAGGGGCCATTATAGCGCTCTTTACCGCTGGGTTTCAGGTTGTATCTCTGCACCACTTGGGGTGCGTATTCATGCCAATAGAGTGTGGCATATTTACTCTCCGCCGTCATTTTATTATAGTCCTCCGTGACTTGCTGGGTGCTCGTCAATTTCTGATTAGGTGGGCTGCGCATTCCCAACGCAGCCCACCTTTTTATTACCTAAAATGGAATTTCGTCCTCAAACTCATCCACCTTCGGTGCTGGCTTTGGCTCAGGCTTTGCAGGCGGCAGTCCGAATGGGTCTTCATCCTGCTTTGCGCCGAGGGGTGTGGTCATGTCGAAGTCATCCAGCCCATCACCACCATAAATTGGCTCAAGTACCTGCACTGCGTCAAGTAGCAAGCTGATGCCACCCTCGCCTTGTGGTGACTTTGATGGGAATGCGATGCAGCGCAGCACACCCTTTGAGCCATTCCAGATCGCCTTGTCAGCAAGTGGCTGCTTGTCACCGCCGATCACAGTGGGTGGGCTGTTTTGCTCACCATTGCGATTTGTGCCGTTCTTCTTGGCGCGGAATGACACCAGACCACCATCCAGCTTCTTCATGCCGAACACCTTGTCAAACGCTGGCAGAGTTGTGTCGCGCTCTTTGCAGGTCTCATAGTGTGCTCTCAGGTCACCATAAAACGCCTTTGCGTCTTCTGAACTCATCGTCCAGCTTACTGACCATGCAGCGCCTTGTGCGGTTGGATTGCACTTCTCGCTCTTTTGCTCGGCGCTGTTGTAGCGATAAGTCTGGTCAAGTCGTGGATAAGCAAACTCAATGTTCTTGAGCACTACTTTCTTAAATACTGGGTTAGCTGCCATCTGTTTTCTCCTCTGATAGCAATGCACGGTGCTGCCGTGCTCAGTCGTCTAGCTCCATCCACGCAGGTGGATAGATCATGTTGAAGCGCGGCCAGTTCGTCTTGAACTCGTTTTTCTGCTTTGCTTCAGCAATTTCTTCGAGCGCCTTAAACATATGTTTACGGCCAAGCTCCATAGCCTCCATTGAGAGGGAGTGCATACATACAGCATGTGGGCGAGTATTCTCTACCGCCTGAAATGTGAAGTGCGTCACATCCCAGCCGCAAAGCTCGGCCACATATTTATAAAAAGCGCCCTGAACGTCATATCTCAGGTTGTAGGTCTGCCTGCCAAACTCGCGTGGCGATGCGTCACGGGTTGTCTTTACATCGCCCATCACTCTTGTGCTCGGCACATAGATGTCGGGTCGGCAGCGCAACTCAAGTCCAGTGTGGGGGCAGTCTGCAAACAAGCTGGCCTCACGAATACCATCTTCAGCAGAAAGCACCTTGGCGCAGGTAGGATCGGCCATGAGTGCCACTGACATATCATCAGCGATGTCGTATTCACTCTCGATCAGCAAGACCTTGCCAGCCCTGTCTGCATCCAGCTTGGCATCTTTCCAAGCATTGCCGCGTCTGTTTTCTGGCCCTCTGATGGTGTTGTGGCCACCCTCCAGCACCATGTCGTGCACAGCCGTGCCAAGCGCCATTGCGGGCGTCTCAGTAAAGGTCTTGTTCTTCCAGTGATACAGGCTGGATGTCAGCACTGCCTTTACGTCTGATGAGCTAATCGCGCTGCTTGCGTGATATTCCTCATTTGATAAGTCGTGTCTAATCTCAGCCATTTTACGCCTCTAGACCTCTCATGTAGTTTTTGATCTCACGCCTAATCTCAACCACTGTGCGATAAGATATCAGTGGAAGCCTTGCGATTTCTGAGTCCGTAAGCGTTGAGACCATGCCAATGGTCACCACCGCGCCACCATGACCGCTAAAGTGCTGCTTCAGAGCGTTGCTCGTGTGGGTCCGCAAATTCAGCACAGATATGCTCTGCTGCAATCTTTGCTCAATCGTCGCAAGCCCTTCACCTACAGGTGCATCCTTTGCAGCAGCGGTCCTGCCCATGTGCAGCAAGTATTCGGTCTCCAAGTGCCTTGCCTGACACTCTGACAAGCAAAGCTCCTCACAAATCTGGCTTAATTGTGTGCCAGCGCGCTTTTGCTGCCAAACCCTCTTGCCAATCATTAATTCATACTCAGCCATTCATCATCTCCCTTACAATATAGCAAAATGCCTCAAAATCTGTCTCAACCAGCGCATCGCTTTCCTCATAGCCATTAAAGACTGCCAGCGGGAAAACACAGCGAGTGGGCTTGCGGTCATACTTGTAGATCAGCGCTGGCCACTTGCCTTCACGCTTTGCCGCAGTGCAAGTCTGCACCCACCATCCAGCCTGACCGCCAATCGGGCCATCCTTGTAGCGCTTTAGCTCAAGCGTGAATGGGAAGTTGGGATCATCAGGTATAAGATCGCCGTGTTCGCCCTCACGATACTGCTCCAAATCACGCTTAAAGCTGATCCCAAGCTCGTGGTGCAAGTCCTTAGCCAACTCACGCTCGAATGATGCGCCCTTGTTGCGACCGTTTACCATCAGTCCACCTGCGGCTGCTTTGGCGAAACACCAATGCTGGCAGCGCGAACTAAAGCGCAGTGACGCAAATATGTAGAAAGGGCCATCCCCTCTTTCTCAGCAGCAAAGCTCAATGCCGCATACTGATCCTCGGTCAATAAGACCCGACTTTCGTTCTTCTTCATGTAAGCCTCCTATGCTCTGCCAGCATTGATATAGGATAAAAATAGTATTGCAATAGGATAATTGTTGTTGACTGCACTTTTCTGTCGTGTATTCTGCCTTCACAAACCAACCAGAAGGAAAACAAAATGAATATCACAGACATCACAATCAGCAACGCCCACCCAAAGGGCTTCTGCTTTGCCATCACAGATGAGGGCGAGCAGGTCTTTGTTCCGCCCCACGTTGCTGACAATCACAATGTATCGACTGGCGACAGGCTCCCAGCGCAGCTGGTGGTCAACCCAAGTGAGGCGCAGCGCACCAATACTCGCTGGGTTGCAGTTCGCCTGCGCCCAGAAGACAAGCCCGCCGAGGTTAAGGTTGAGGCTGAGGCTGAGGCTGAGGTTCTGGTTAAGGATGCGCCAGTTGGAACTGCTGCGCTTGACGCGACAACGCATGACCTTATCTGTGAAAACTCCTACATCACCACAGCCGAGCTTGCAGAGTATCTCGACGTTGACACGAAGACCGCTGGCAACAGCGCATACCGCCTCTTCAACTCAGGCAAGATCGCCAAGGCAGACGTCTACGCGCGGGTGGGTCTGTCGCGCCCATCATTTATTATGTGGGCCAAGAACGCCGCAGATTTCTTGGAGGGCTGAATATGTCAAAGGAACGCAAGACAATTCTGGCGCGACTACGCCGCAAGATTGACATCATCCGTCTAGACCAGAAGCAGCGCGGCGGTAATTTTGGCGGACACGCCTCCGAATGCCTGACGCTGCTGGATATTCTGGACCGCATGGAAGAAGGAGAAGAGAAATGATCGCGGTTTGGTTTTCATGCGGAGCCGCCAGCGCCGTCGCCCTCAAAATGACCGTTGATAAGTACGGCGTTGAGAATGTGCGTGCAGTCAATAACCCCGTCGCTGAAGAACATCACGACAACCAGCGCTTTGCTGACGATGTGGCCGCTTGGGTCGGCATAGAGTTGGAATATGCCGTAAACTCAAAATATCCGCTGTCTTCCGTTGTTGATGTGTTTGATCGCAGAAAGGGGATGGCCTTCCCCCACGGTGCGCCATGCACGGTGGAGCTAAAGAAACGAGCGCGCCAAGAGTGGGAGCGAGACAACCAAGTTGAGTGGCACGTTCTAGGTTTCACGGTAGACGAACGTGATCGGCACGACCGCTTTGTGATGACTGAGCGCGAAAATGTCCTGCCTGTCCTGATTGACGCAAACATGACGAAGAATGATTGCGCGGATTATTTGCGCTCTGCGGGCATAAGACTGCCAGCGATCTACAGCCACGGGTTTCCAAACGCTAATTGCATTGGGTGCGTGAAGGCGACAAGCCCGACATACTGGAACCTTGTGCGCCGCGAGTTTCCAGATGTGTTCGACGAGAGGGCCGAACAATCACGAAGACTTGGCGCAAAGCTGGTCAGGGTAAAAAATGAGCGCATCTTTTTAGACCAACTTGACCCCAGCGCAAAAGGCAGGCCGCTCAAAACCATGCCTGATTGCGGTTTATTTTGTGAAGAAGGAGAAGAGAAATGATCAAAGGCGACCTAAAGCAACGGTGGTGGATATGGCACAAGAACAATCCCCAGTTCTACGCCTTGTTCAAGAAGTTCACCTTTCAAGCCATAGACAAGGGCCACGAAAAACTATCCGCATGGCTGATCGCTAACCGAATACGATGGGAGACAATGATTGTCACAACGGGTGACGACTTCAAGATCAGCAACGACTTCATCGCTCTATACGCAAGGCTCTTTATGCACGACTACCCCGAATACAAAGGATTCTTCAGGATAAAGCGTATGACCAGAGCGAGCTTTGAAGAGCCAATAGACGCCACCGAAACCAATATCTGAAAAGGAAGTAAGCAAATGATCGTAGCAGCAACCTGTCTCGCAATGGCCGTTTACCACGAAGCTCGTGGCGAAGAGCCAGACGCGCAACTCGCCGTGTCCGAGGTTATCATCAACCGCGCCGCTCACCCTGACTTCCCCAGCACGGTCTGCGGCGTGGTCAAGGAACACCGCTCGCCAGTGTCGCGCCCTTGGGCCTGCCAGTTCAGCTTCTACTGTGACGGCAAATCAGACAAGCCGACAGACGCCAAGGCGTGGGCAACGGCTCAGGCAGTGGCCAAAGAGGCTCTCTCAGGGGCAACTCTGGGTCTCGGGGCAACCCACTACCATACGAAGGCAGTCAAGCCTGTGTGGCGGCATAATCTGACACCGCTCGGCGCTATCGGCGAGCATGTATTCTACACAGACGGCAAGTGCCTGCTCGCACTCGGCTGCTCATTGCGCCCTGTAGCACGTCCAGAGGGATAGACATCATGACCAAGGATGACATCAAAGACTGCATTGCCTCATGGCGCAAGGAGCGTGACGAGCTGGAGCTGCGGCATCAGGGCGTGCGAAGTTCAAGCGTCAGTTGTGATCTGGCGATACTTGAAGAGCGCATCGAGCGTTACAAGGCCAAGCTGGCCGAGATGGAAGGAGGCAAGACATGAGTGACCCGCTGCCAAACCTGACACGCAGAGAGCGCATTGCGCTTTGGTTTATCATCCTCGCCTTGGATACTGTCGGCGCATACCGATTTAAGCACGAGTGGAAAGAGCTTAGTGAAGACTTGAGAAAGGAGCTTCGTGATGGATGACCGTAAATTTACACCGCCAACAGAGTTCCCCGCTGAGTATGTCGATAGTAATGGTGACAAGGCCGTGATCTTGGGGCGAGGGCCACACAAAGTGTTTCCGTTTATTGGCCATAACGCTGCTGGATATGCTCGATATTGGACTGAGAAGGGGACTTTCTCCAGTTTAGGTATAAACGGATTCGACCTCCACGACATCCCCAAGCGCATCATAAC